AGATAAGAGAATCTGGTAAAGAATTAAATATACCTTGGTTAAACCTTCCTAAACTATCTACAGTATTGCCTGGTATTCAAAAAGGTAGATACATAATTGTTACTGCTAATCAAAAAGTTGGTAAAACACAATTAGCTGATTATTTATTTTTATATGAGCCATTAGATTTTATATTTAAAAATCCAGAAACTTCTATAAAGGTAAAAATTTTTTATTTTTCACTTGAAATGTCTAAAGATGATAAGGTACTTCAAATGATTTCAAATAAAATTTATAGAGATACTAAAAAAATAATTTCTACAGATAATTTACAATCTTATTTTAAAGGTTATATATTAGAAGAAGAAGTTCTTGAACTTATTTCAACTTATGAACCTTATTTTAAAAAAGTAGAAGAAACAGTTGTTTTTATAGATAATATTAGAAATGGTTATGGTATTTACAAGGAAGTTAGAAAATTTGCAAGAGAAAATGGTAAATTTTATAGAAAAGATGGTTCATTGATTGACAATATAGATAAAGATACTTTGTATGAATATTATATTCCAAATGATCCTGATTTGCATGTTATTTGTATAACTGATCATATAAGTTTATTACAGCCGCAAGTGGTAGATAGTCATAAAGAGAGTTTATGGGAAACTATGTTTTCATTTAGCTCTAAGTATTGTATAAATATGAGAGATAATTTCAAATATACAGTAGTTAACATTCAACAACAAGCAGCAGATCAAGAGAAGCAACAATTTACATTTAAAGGAGATAGTATAATTGATAAAATAAGACCTTCTGCTGATGGGTTAGGTGATTGTAAAATCACTAGCAGAGATTGTGATTTAATGATTTCCTTATTTTCACCAGCCAGATACTCTATAGTTAAATATCCTGAAGGTAATGGATATGATATATCTAAATTAAAAGATAATTACAGAGAGATGTCTATTTTGCTTAATAGAAGAGGAGGAGGTTCAATTAATCTTGACCTTTATTTCAATGGAGCTGTAAATTATTTTGAAGAGATGCTGCCACCAAACCAATATAAATATAAAATTTAAGAAAAATGATTATATAGTTATATTAGAAGGAAAATTAGGCAATACAAATACTTCATTTTTAATAAATTACTGTTATAATCAAAGACAAGATGATATTTATGTATCACCATTTTTGGATTCTAATAACAATACGGAAAACAGGTTTTTTGCTGTTACTTATGATAATAAAAATCATAATGAATATACAGGAAAAATGAACACTTGGAGATATGCTACACAAGGTGAAATTGATGCTTATAATTTAGCTGGAAAACCAATAAATATAACTGAAATAGTTATAAAAAATAAAGAAAATATTTGTTTAAGTCTAGATTATTTAGTACCTTTATTGGATAAATATGGAATAAAATGAGTGAGATTGAATTATTAGATAAAGCTAGAAGTATTTATACTATTGGAACTGAATTTATATCCTTATATGATACAAAAGACGCTATTAAAAATAAAAATTTTAGATATAATTCTGGGTTAAAAGAATTGTCAGTAGATGGTGTTATTCAGAATTGAAGAGTAATTTATAAAAATGGTATTTGGGCTAAAGTAATAAATAAGAATATAATTAATTATGATTATTTAATTAAGTTCTTGAATAAATATAATATTAAATAAATAAACAACAAATAAAACAAAAATTTAAAAATAAAAAATGATTAAAGAAATTAATGAAATATTAGAATTAACTTATAATAATCCAATATTAAGAAGAACAACAGTTCCATTACTAATGAGTTCTCCAGGAATGGGTAAAACTACAATAGTGAAGCAATTTGCTAAAAGTAAAGGTGTTAATTTGGTTAAAATAACCTTATCTCAAAGAATGCCAAATGAGGTTATTTCTATGATGATGCCAAATTCAAAAACTGGTAAATTAGAAATATTTGATAGTTTAGAAATATCAATGCTTAAATCAGGTGATATATTATTTTTTGATGAAGTATTTAATGGCTCATTGAAGCAATCTCTTGATGCTGTATTAAACTTTACAGAGGATAGAATAACTCCTTCTGGAAAAATTATAGATGGAATTATGATTATAGCAGCATCAAATCCACAAGGACTAATTAATTTAACTCCTCAGATTAAAGAAAGATTTATTAGATATGACCTTAAATTTAATTCAGAAGAATTTCAAGCTTACTTAAAAGAAAAATATGGTATTCCTGAAATCATTTCAATTAATTTATGTAATTTAATTAATAAAGAAAAGTTTGAACATGATTCATGGAATTATATAACGCCTAGAAGCATAGAGAAGGCTTTGAATCAAATAGGTTGTGACCTACAGTCCCCTTATGATGATATGTTATTACCTTTTCTTAATGAAAAAATAACACTACCAGAAGATAAATCATTTGGTAAAAAAGGTGAAGAAATAGAATTTTTAAAAATATTAAAATTTATAATTAAAGCACAAAATGAAATACAAAATGAAGAAAAACCAGTAAAAGTAAAAACAACAAGAAAAACAAAGACTCAAACAGAGTCTGTTTTAAATCAAAGTTAAAAAATGATTGATAGAGTTGGTGAAAGTTACAATAGGTTAACTATTATTAGTTTTGATAAAATTGTAAAAAGAAGAAATGGAGGTTATAATTATTATTGGAATTGCAAATGTAGTTGTGGTAATAATTGTAGTGTTGAATATTATGCAATAAAATGTAATGATACAAAATCTTGTGGTTGTTTAAGAAGTGAAATAAATATTAAACTGAACACAAAGCATGGTTATACTAAAAAAAATATAACTCTTCCTGAATACAATAGTTGGGCTAATATGTTAAGAAGATGTAATAATCCAAATCATAAAGATTATAATTATTATGGTGGACGCGGTATTAAGATATGTGATAAATGGTTAAAATTTTCTGGTTTTATTCAAGATATGGGCAATAAACCTGGAAGCGACTATTCTATTGATAGGATTAATGGAAACGGAAACTATTGTAAAGAAAACTGTAGATGGGCAACTAAATTAGAACAAAGTAATAATTTATCATCTAACAAGGCTATTATTAACATTATTACAGGTGAAGAATACAAATCTATTAGTTCATTAGCAAGATTTTTAAATATTAGTGTAATGATATTAAAATATCATTTAAAAAGAAAAAAATCAAAAAAAGTAGAACTTCCGGTTATATACCTTGTTACTACTAAAGAAGACTTTGATCAATTACCAAAAGGATTACCATACATAATTGGAAACGAATTAGAACTACCTTTCATTAGAACATTTCTTGAATTTCAAGTAATCTATAGAAGTTGTCTAAAAACAGGATTATCAATTAAATGGTTAGATTGTTTATCAAGATTGGGTTATAAATCTAATCTAAAACAATACAGATTAAGTTCGGGTGGAGAGTTTACAGGAGGTAATGCAGAAAGTTCTGCTGAAATACCAATTGATAGATTTATTGAAGATCAATATTTAGTTAATTTTGACAGATTAACTGAATTAAAAGTTCTTCCAACATGGTTAGATGATTTAAGGGCTTCAATTGAAACAAATATTATTGATGAAGTAATATTTGATCCATGTGCTTTTAATAAACAATTAGGAGTTAATGTAGGTGCAGCAGCTATGAAACATAATAAGAAGAATCTATTAATTTTAGATGTTTCAGGAAGTATGCCAGATGGTGTTGTTAAAACACTCACTAACTTAGCTAAATTAATGTCTAAGAAGTTTTTCGCAGATTTAATTATTACAGGAGGTCAAACTTATTTTGTTCCTTATGAAAAAGTACAAGATGAATCTATTGTTGATTTAGCTAAAAAAGCTGGAAGAAATAATGAAGGAGTCATGTATAGAGCAATAGTTAAAGAACATAGAGATTACGGAACTATAATTTCGTTCGGAGATGGAGATAACCCTGGATCTTTTGATAAATCCACAAATGAAGAGATTTGTAATTTTAAATGTGAAACACTTTATAACTTACATACTAGTAATGATTCAGAGATAACTGGTTACTCACGTTGGATGAAGCCTACCTTAAAAACAGAAATGGTTAAGGGTTGGATTTCAACTATTAATCAATAGTATTTTTATTGAAATAAATTTGTTTATATAACTTATTTTTTTTATATTTGTATCCTGAATAACAAGATATGAAAATAGCAGGAATTGGTTATATTTACATGATAACATCTCCAATAGGTAGAATCTATATTGGTTCTTGTTTATGCGAAAAACATAGATGGTACAGTTACTATAATCTTAATTGTAAAGAGCAAACTAAATTATATAATTCATTAAAAAAATATGGACCAAGAAACCATACATTTGAAATTATATGGGCTGGACTTGTAGAAGATATGTTAAGATATGAAACACTTATAGGTTGGGGTTTTAATGTATTAGAAAGAGATAATTTAAATTCAGTATTACCAAAATTAGGTACTACTTGGAGTTGTATAAGTAATGAAACAAGAAATAGAATAAGTATTGCTCAACAAGGCAAAAAGGCTTCTGATGAAACTAAAAAGAAGATGTCTGAAATGAGGATTGGTGAGAAATCTTATTGGTATGGAAGAAAAATGTCAGACTTATCTAGAAAAAAGATGAGTGAATCTAAAAAAGGAAAGGTTTTTCCTAAAGAATTTTTAGAAATGGTATCAAATATTAATAAAATTCCAGTAATACAATTAGATAAAGAAGATAATTTTATAAAAGAATGGTCTTCAGCTAAAGATGCTGGTGTTGGTGTAAATATTTCTAGTAGTGGAATTACATCTTGTTGTAAAAATAAACCAAAATATAATACAGCAGGTGGTTACAAATGGAAGTATAAATAAAACAATAATCAAAAGACTCTTAAATATATAGAAGAGCAAACAAAACAATAAATTAATTAATAACAAATAAATAAATAAATAAATGAATACACAATTTTTAACAACAAAAGAATTAAGTTTAAATCCAGCAGGTTATTTAGTAGCTAATGGTAAACCAGTAACTCATGCAGAATTTGTAGTAGCTCAACAAAAAGCTGAATTTACAGTAAGGGTAGCAGAAGCTATTAAGGGTAAAAATTTTAAATCAGGCAATGTAGATAGTTTAACTGCTATTATGGAAGAAGTTAGAAGGACATTAAGTTCTACTGCTTCAGTATCTTATGTAGAAACTCCAACTAAACCAGTAGGAACATTAACAAGTAAATTAGCTGAGGAAGCTGAAGCATTTGTAAATTTTGATAAAGCTAAATCTAGAGTTTCTGAAGTTAACAATGCTATGCAAGAATTTAATGCTATTCAGGCAATTGAAACTACAGGAGATTACTTCTCTGAAGGTTTAGTTAAATTGAATAATATTTATACTATTGCTCAAATTCAGACAGCAGTAGAAGCTATTCAAGCAATTAAATAGTTAAAAAAAATAAAATAATTAGGTGAAGGCTAAGCTATCCTTTTATGATTACTGAGTATAAGCAAATGTATTATGATTTATAACAGCCTAATTATTTATAAACATTAAATTAAGGTAATACACATTAAGAGGTAGTGTATTAATTATACCTGTTTAGCAAATCCAAGTTAAAAGAGCTTGTAAAGTAAAAATCTGTTGAAAACTATACAGGAATGAGCTAATATAAACAAAGCCTTAATTTTTAAATAAAAAAATATATGAAAGAACAAATGCAAGCAGCTATAGAGCTGTTGAAGAAACAAGATATTAATGGTTGTGTTACTGGTAGTTGTCTTTTGGAATATTTCCCAGGAGCAGATGTAGATGTTTTTGTTTATTCAGAAAGTGATTTATCTGCATTATTGTATTATATGAAATATAGTCCCTTATTTCAAATTTTAGACCCATTGGAAATTTACAAACAAGATGAGTACCTTAAAAAAGGTAAATCTTCTTTAGATAAAATCGGACTTTTAACTATAAAATACAAGTACAATTTATGTATTGATGTTAATGTTGTTTACAGAAAAACTAATCATAATGTTTTTGATGTCATAAGTAATTTTGACCTCTCAATTATCTGCAAGGGCTATGATATTAAAACTGGTTTAACATTAGATTTAAGCGACTATAAAGGTGACAAGGTAGTTAAATGGAACAGATGGAATAAATCCTTTTACAGCTCTAATGTATGGGATGTTAGAAGGTTACTTCGACAATTTGAAAGGAATGTTAAGTACACTAACAGAGGTTATGATTTAACTGAGGTTACTGATAAATACATTGAACTAACTAAAGATATATTAAGTAAAGAAGATATTTATAAAACAGTTAAGGGTCATGATTTTCATGAGA